CTGTCGTAGCGGCGTATTTCTCCGTCTGGTAATGACCAGATAAGATCCGGATCAACCACAACCGGTTTCTTCACCTTTGCCCTTGATAGTTTTTTGCGGGCGTTTTGCCAGTCTTTACGCGCCTGCTCAGACGGGAATAATCCGTAGCCTGAATTGTAAACATCACCACTGGCGACCAGTTCTCTGGCGAGAGTGCTTATGTAATACCTTGATGCACCGGTTTTAGCCTCCAGAGCCCGTAACGTCTCGCGACCGCTCAGACGTACAAGTTCAACAACCTGCCCTTTAATTTTTTCCCGCTCTTCTGGTGTAAATACTTTTGCCATAGGTGCCTCCGGCAATCACTTTTCCGACACAATACGACTGGAGGAATCGAAAATCTGTCGAACAATATCCCGGTGCTTGTTCAGCTCCCGCAGCGCGGCGCAGACTCGCTCCCACTTCTGGACATGATTTTTCGCCCGACGCAGTTCGCGGTTTGCCATATGCAGCGATGGTAAAACCAGGTCATCCGCTCGCGTTTCAGTAAACGATGGCAGCGACTGCACAATGTCCGCCACCGTTTCTGTTTTAATATCTTCCTGTGTTGCAGCCTCCTGTACTGGTAACGCAACACCTGTGGGCTGAGGAAAGGCCTTACCATCAGTTTCCGCTACCGATGCTGCTTTCGGCTCTGCTGGTAAATTATCGCCCGGTATGCAGTAACGAAATTTACCGTTCTGGTTTACGCGAATCAGGCGTCCTTTGCTGATAGCCATTGCCAGCGTTGAAGCTACTTTGCGTGATGTGGTACCGAACAATGTAGCCAACTCATCCGCCGTTTGTGGGCCACGTTGTTCAATCGTCGCGGTTAAATCGCACTCTGAGATTTTCGCTACTGTTGCCATGGTGGTTTCTTCCGGCAGCTCTGCCGGCGCTGGCTGTTCCTGCTGAACGTTGTTATCAGCCACGCGCCAGGTGTATACGCTTTTATCAACGAAGCCAGCCTTTTTCAGTTCCCACAGCTCGTTCAGCACTTCTTCTCGACTGATATCAAGTCGCGTAGCCAGTTCTACCGACGTGGCTTTTCCCATCGCTTTCAGTGCGTCAAAAACGGTCTCCATTAAAATTTCCTCCCGGTAAAAATTACTTCTCAATACCTGGCTGACCAACATTCGGGCGCCAGCTCTCCCAGTTAAAATTCACCCAGCGCCCGCCGTTCATGGTCATGCGATCCATAATCCGCTCGCCGAGCAATGTTTTCATGGCCTCATAGTTCAGGTTTGTCAGCATCCCCACGCTGCGCATTGACGCTGTCCGGCGATCAACAATCTGGTGCAGTACCACCTGCTCGTTTTTCGTCTCGCGCTGAATACCAATTTCATCAAGAACCAGCAGATCAACTTCGCACAGTTCCCGCAAAAATTTTTCGCCTGACTGCCCGTCGTCATAGCTGGCGTGCAGGGCGCTCATAACATCAGCCACGGTAACCACAATCACTGTCTGGCCATCTTTCAGCAGGCGATTCCCGATAGCCGCCGCCAGATGGTTTTTTCCGGTACCAGGTTTTCCGCTGAACGCGAAATTTGTGCATCCGGTAACCAGTTCGTCAGCGATAGATTTCGCCTGACTCAACGCGTATCGCTGGCCGTCGTTCTGCACCTGGTAATTCGCAAACGAGCATTTGCGGTGCAACGGCTGTATGCCGGAGCGATTCAGGATTTTTTCCACCCGCAACTGACGATTCTGACGGTTGATCTCCTCACAACGTTTCTGGCCTTCTGCAAGTTGCCACTCGCGCCACTCCGCCACCGTCCTGAATGGCGCGGTTACATGTGGCGGGGCCAGTCTGCGGATACGTTCCAGAACGCCGCCTGTCGCAATATTTTTCATGGTCTGTTACCCCCTGAAGCCTGGCGGGATCGCACTGTCCGGAAACGAGACGGTGTTAATCTGTCGGAGCAACGTCTCTGGCCGAACACCTTTCGGCGCGAACAAGCCCTGGTATTCATTGGCGATGCTGTGTCGAATCACCTGCTCAGGTGAAAAACCCTGCTGGCGGAATTTTTCCAGCTCCCGTATCGCCCCGTTAGCGCCCTGCTCCGTTCGAATCGGTTTTCGCAATGCCTGCCTGAACTGAACCCACTCATGCCAGAGTGTTTCCGGCAACCAGTCAGGCAGCTCGATAGCCTCCGGTTCGAATTTTTTAGACGCTCGTTTTTGGCGAGGGGGATTTAGGGGGAGATAAGTATTTATATCTTCCTCTTTCTCTTCCTCTGGTAACGCTTTTTGATCCGTTTTTGTAACGCTGGCAGCGTTACCTTTTCGTTTCAGTTCTCGTATTTTTGTTACTCTCTCGTTTGTAACCGCCCGTTTTTTAGAGCTTTTCCCGTTATGGCGCTCAAAGTTAGGAAGCGACAACACACCATTAGTTTCGACCAGCCATCCAACCTGAATTAACGCATCAGCAAAACCAGCCATAAAAGTGATGCGATCTATTGCACTTTTTGTAACGCCGCGAGCGTTACACTCTGCGTTACCGTCTATCATTTGTTGATCCGCCCATGCCCAGAAGCGAATGACTTTCCCTAATGCGGCATCTGGATCAATATTCAGAATCTCAGCAAGCCTGAATATTTCCGGCTTATCCGGCGTAATAACTTCGAGCTTTATCCAGTTTGAAGCCATTTGTTTTCACCTTGTAACGCTCGCAGCGTTACATTTAACTGATACCGAACAAAACAGTTCGGTACGATTAATTTCAATCAATGCACTACGACAGAATCGCTAGGAGAACCGCCGCCGCTGAAATGTGCTTTACGGTAAACGGCCTGGACTGCATCATCATGCGCATCAATTGCCGTACTCAGTGCATCCTGTGCCGCCAGTAATGCACGGCGTTCCAGGGTATCGAAGATGCAGAGTCGGTGACGCAGCTCGCGAGGAAGAATTGCCAGAACCGCAGGGATCAGTTTCTGAATTTTTTCCCTTTGCGCATTCGTTTCACCTTTCAACCAACGATGATAGATATTCTGCTGATTGTTCCAGTCCTTGCCTGGTACCAGGGGCAATTCGCCGCCCCCCTGGCGCAGATATTCTTCAGTAATTGCGTTAGCGACCCACGCCTGCCCTTTTTCGGCTGCCAGGGCTAACAACACTGATTCGATGTGCTCATGCTTGATTTTCATGAATCAACTCCCATCAGCTTTTTCGTAGTAGTTTTATTTCTGCCAATAGTTAAAATTGCATCGGCAGAAAATAATCCGTTTGATGCATGAGCGATTTTTTCAGCGTAATTTGTTTCGCCGGTATATTCTGTGCGAGGCAATTTACCGTTATCCATCCATTTGTAGATTGCTCTTTGGCTGACACCACAAACGTCGGCCACAACAGAAACGCGAACAGTTTTGATTACATCTTCAAGTGTTTTCTGGTTCATATCACCCTCACAATGTGAACTTTGAGTACATGCTATAACAGAACTGACAGTACATTCAAGAGCGAATATCATTGAACTTATGGTTCATGAAGATAAAGCGCGTAAAGAGTTCGCCAGTAGGCTTGCGCTAGCCTGTGAAAACGCTGGTTATGAACAACATGGAAGGCAGGCAGAAATTGCCCGTCGAATGAAATTAACACCAAAAGCGGTTAGCAAATGGTTTAATGGTGAAACAATTCCTCGCCGAGAGAAATTAAGGGAATTAGCAACACTCATTGGAACAACACCAACCTATCTTTTGGGAGAGGATACAGAAGAAAGTGGACAGATACGTTTCTATCAGGAGTTAAATCCAAGACAAAAAATCATCATTGACCTTCTGGACGAGCTCCCTGACAGTGAGACAGATGAACTTTTAAAAACTCTTGAGGAGAAAAAACAGAAGTACAATGCAATTTACGAAGAGTTAGCACGAAAGAAAAAACAAAAAGCCTCTTAAACCAGCATAAATCCGGTAGCGTCCCCCTCCGGGTTTGTGCTTCACTTTATCCCGTCTCATTTTTTTATACATAAAATGTACTTAAAGTACTTTACAATGATGAACACAAAGTACATTATATACCTACCAACCCACCCCGCCCCACAGAACGCCGGGCAATACTTCGAGTTACCAGGCAGTGGTCAGGGGTTAAGTAGCCAGCCCGAGGCGTATGAACATGACGGCGGGATTCAAATTTTGCAGTGCAGCAGTTAGTTCCGCCACCCGGCGTTAAGGGGATAGATAAGATGGTGCATTACGAAGTAGTTCAGTATTTGATGGATTGTTGCGGTATCACTTACAACCAGGCTGTGCAGGCTTTACGCAGCAACGACTGGGATCTCTGGCAGGCAGAAGTCGCTATACGTAGCAACAAGATGTGAGATTCGCAAAATGCAAAAAATCGACCTCGGCAACAACGAATCCCTGGTGTGCGGCGTGTTCCCCAACCAGGATGGAACGTTCACCGCGATGACGTTACCAGAAGCAAAACGTTTAAAACGGAAGCTGGCGCGCGTCGCTGGTTAGCAAGAAACTCTGACTGATGAAGGTTAGTAATTAAAGAGTTCTCCACAGGCGAAGTGGAATACGTTCGCCGGACACGGGTAAGCATCCGGCATGCTCTTTAACAATCTGGGTATTCCTAACCACAAAGGAATCGCATCAATTTGGATTTTGCAGACAGTTTCTCTTGTTGTTCTACGGAGATTCCTATTTTGATCTGGGTTTTTAAGATTGCGATATCTTTAAGCGACGACCAAATATTATCATCTGTTTTTTCCAGGAGCTTTAACTGCATTTTCAATTCCGAATCGGAATATTTTTCTGCATCATCATAAAGCTGCAGATATTCTGCGGATTTTCTCATTGCGTTACCTGACTTTTGTCCGAATCCGTAAATCGTTTGAACGGTTGCTATCACAACAATGAGAACTCCAGAAACTTCAGGAATAAATCCACCAATGACAGATGAACCGAGGATAATACTCACCACTGAGAGAAGTTTATCGAGACGACCAGTCGCTACAGAGAATAGTTGTTCAAGAAAATAACCATATAAAACCCTGTCAAGAATATCATCCCGGTCCATATATCATCACCTGCTTGTTTGATTGTTGCTGTTCCCCCTCTCCTCTGAAGGAGCTGGAGATGGTTTTGGTCGAATGTTTTTCTCAGGTATATGTTTCCTGGTATTCGGAATGTCCGACCTGTCCGCAGGCTTACCAGTACCTGAACAATTCTTTTGAACCACCATATAAAACACCTTCCTGTTGTTGGGGATATCCAGATTATACAGATTTCCTGTCGTTGGGGAACGACGGAAACCACCTCGCCTGACGTGGTTAAAAGCAGGCACACAACGCGAAAGCGTACGGCGAAGCTCTTTCCCTTAGAAGGCTTGTCGTTAGATTTCTTCGAACGTGCGCTTCCGGTTGTGGCAATCCGCGAAATGGCGCGGCGGTAAGTATGGCGGGGTTATTCCTTCCCCAGTTGAGGACACCGGGTTGTCAGGTTGACCATACGCTTAAGTGACAACCCCGCTACAACGCCCTCTGTTATCAATATTCTGGTGACATTTGGCGGTATCAGTTTTACTCCGTGACTGCTCTGCCGCCCTTTTTTAAAAGTGAATTTTGTGATGCGGTGAATGCGGCTCAGCGCACGCGGAACAGTTAAAACCAAAAACAGTGTTATGGGTGGATTCTCTGTATCCGGCGTTAATTGTTAACTGGTTAACGTCACCTGGAGGCACTAGGCACCGCATCACAAAATTCATTGTTGAGGACGCGATAATGGAAAAGTTATCATGTAATGCCAGCACGTCTGAACTTCGTTTCGAAATTGGCGTTATCACTGGAGACAAAACATTTATTGAAGACGCCATTAAGCAGAGAAAACTCGAGCAGGACCTGTTAAATGAAGTATGCATTCCTTCAATGCTGGCTCGTCTGGACCTGCTGCAAAAAGGATATAAACAATGAATACAACATTTGCACTCGTTCTGACAGTTTATCTTGTTTCCGGCGAATCTCTTGAGCTGGTGACTGGCTTATACGGTTCAATGAAAGAATGCATGGCTGCAGCAGCAGAACAAAAAATTCCCGGTAACTGTTATCCGGTAGATAAAACTACTCACACTAATAATAACGAAATACCGGCAGGACTTTAAAACAGCACCGTAATTAATATCCGGTTTCATTTTTATATGCCAGCAATGGCAGGGATTTGTTCACCCTTAAATCTGTAATGAGGTTAAAACAAAATGAGTAAAGTCTTTATTTGCGCCGCCATTCCGGACGAACAGGCAATAAAAGAAGAGGGCGCAGTTGCTGTAGCCACTGCCATTGAAGCCGGTGATGAACGCCGCGCCCGTGCCAAATTTACCTGGCAATTCCTGGAGCAATATCCTGCTGCTCAGGACTGCGCTTATAAATTTCTTGTCTGCGAAGATAAACCCGGCATGCCCCGCCCTGCTATCGACTCCTGGGATACCGAATATATGCAGGAAAACCGCTGGGATGAGGAATCCGCTTCCTTTATTCCGGTCGAACCAGAATCCGATCCTATTAACGTCAATTTTGACAAGCTGTCCCTTGAAGTACAGAACGCGGTCCTGGTTAAGTTCGGTACATGTGAAAACATCACCGTTGATATGGCGATTGACGCGCAGGAATTACTGCAAGAAGACGTGGCTACCTTTGACGGGCATATCGTTGAAGCACTGATGAAAACGCCTGAAATTAACGCTATGTATCCGGAACGCAAACTGTTCGCTATCGGATGGGTTAAACACAAATGTAAGCCGGGTACCAAATGGCCCGAAATTCAGGCTGAATTACGTAACTGGAAAAAACGGCAGGACGCAGAGCGCAAAGAGACTGGAAAATACACGTCTGTTGTTGATCTTGCCCGCGCCAAAGCCAACCGACAGCACACTGAAAACCCAGCAGAAAAAATCCCTCCTGTAACTGCCGCCATTCATCGCGAATACAAGCAGACATGGAAAACCCTGGACAGGGAGCTGGCCTACTATCTCTGGCCTGGTGATGCGGATGCCGGAAACATTGACGGCAGCATCCTTCGCTGGGCTAAAAATGAAGTTATCGCCAGAGATCGCGAAGACTGGAAGCGCATCTCCGCATCAATGCGCAAACAACCTGATGCGCTTCGCTACAGCCGCCAGACTATTTTTGGCCTTGTCCGTGAACGTCCGATCGACATTCACAAAGACCCTGTGGCACTGAACAAATACATTACTGAATACCTGACTACAAAGGGCGTGTTTGAAGATGAAGGAAGAAATCAGAGCGCAACTGATACTCTCTCGTCGCCAGTACCAGAAACTGATGCAGTGGAAACGGCAATTCCGGACAACGAAAAAACCGAATGCAAAGTGGAAGTCGAACCATCTGTAGAGCGTGAGGGGCCGTTCTACTTCCTCTTCACCGACAAGGATGGCGAAAAATACGGTCGCGCAAACAAACTTTCTGGTCTGGATAAGGCACTGGCTGCCGGGGCTACTGAAATCACGAAAGAAGAATATTTC